TCAGTAAGCAAAATCTCCTGTGTAATTTCCACAAAACCTCACCTTGTCAGGATCATTCTCCAAGTCTTCATCGGTGTAGGAATCCCATTTAAACAAAACGAAATTCAGCGCATCTTGTGCAGCCCAAAACTCACGACGCATGCGGTCTTTGTCGTATCTGTTCTTTACTTCTCCTTTTGATAAAAAGAAGTTTTTAAGCAAAGAAAAAAGCCCCTTCTCTTCAGAAGCTGGCTCACACTCTTGTTTTCCTATGTCTGCTGTTCCGGCCATTGAATATCCGGTGATCTCACCCTTTTGAATCTGGTTCCAAATATCTTCGGAAGCCTTTGTAACAAGGACCCACGATCCTTTCTTGATAATCTCCTCGCCCATTTCAAAGTCAGACGGAGCAATGTACGATTCAACGACTTCTCCGACACCACCTTGGAAATCATGCTGCTTATCGATCTCACGTGCATCTTTCAGGAACCCGTGAGCGGCTTTCTCGATTTCTTCTGGTGTCATATAATCCCCATGTGCATCAGCTACGTTTGGTTCGTATACAATTCCATACACAAGACGCTGCGAATCATCAGCCTTTGCAATGACCTTGATCTCTTTTTGAAAGTCTGGCTGCTTTTCTGATTTCATAAAAAAGAACTGCTTTTGATTAGCAGCCTTGTCTACGTATGAAACGTGTGTGATCTTCGCATTTATCAATTCGCGTGGCAATTCATTCACCTCCTTTCAAAAAAAAGCCCTCACTATGAAGGGAAGGACTCTGATTGAAATTCTTTTATTTTGTTATCTAGCACCGCAATTATCTTAGTAGCATTTCTCTTAAATTTTATCTTGGTATCTTTATCAACTTTATTTATATTAATGTTGTTATATAATTCCTTCCAGTCGTTAATTGCCGCACTCAATTCTGGTGTAATAATATTTTTAACAAGTAAATAACTGGTTGTATAATATGTTGCATTTTTTGGATCGAGTTGATGAGAAGGCTCATTCATAGAAAGATCTCTTCTAGCATCTAGTGAAACAGAGTACAAATCTAGAATCTTTTTATCTAATTCTTTATTGAGCTGTTCTATAGATTTATAGTTAGAAAACTCATCCCTCAATTCTTTTAATTCAACTGACTGTCCTGAAGTAGCAACCGCATTATTTGTATTTTCATTTAGAACATCAACTTTTTCACTTATTAAAAATTCAAGACCTTTGTACTTTATCTTTGCTATGTTTTTAATAAGATCAGTAATAGGTGTTTTCAGCATAACCACTACAATAATAATAGCGATTGGCCATACCATTGCTGTAAAAATAGTTATAAATCCATTAAACATAGAAGATATTAATTCATAAACATTCATAATTTCCCCTCATTCTCAAAGTAATGAGAGTATTATACTGTTTTATTCCATGTTTTGTAATACTTTTCTTCTAATCTCTTCTTTTTTCTCAGCTGTCAACCCTAAAATGACCGACCAATCGTACAAAGAAAAAGACCTCTTTTAAGATGAGGTCTTTTCAGCATGTTTTATAAATTCTAAATATTTCTCATCAAGATGTTCCCTTACTTTTTTACAAAGCAATATATATTTATACTCTACCTCTTCAGAAATGGGTTCTACCATATAATTAGGTATAATTGCTACCATCTCCATCATTATTGAAACAAGCTCTTCACTGATAATGTTTTTTTCTCTTAAATAAAAGATCATGTTTGGTATTTCAATTTCGCTAATTACTTCAGACCAATTAGTTTTTCCTTTGTTTTCATCAAATCTTTCGTAAGTACAGATGTACAACTTCTGAATTGTTTCACTTAATTCATTTAAACTTCTTTGAAGCTCTTTGCCAACATTCGGATTTCTTATTGATTTCCTTTTTATTCTTTTGAGATATTTGAATTTATTATTCGGGAGAATATTTGAGTTATCACCAGATTCTGTTTGATGTCTATCTTCTTCCAATTCTACTATTTCATCAAATTGATCCAGTTTCTGATTAACTTTAAATTCTAGTTCCCATTCTTTAAACTTAATTTTTGCTAACGTACTAATCAGTTTAGTTAATGGTTTTTTAAAACTCAATGCAACTACAAGAGTTACTAATGGCCATGCGTTTGAAGTAAAGAAGTGAGACACATCCACAGTAAAACCACCAACAACATCAAAAAAAGTTTTAACCCAATCCCAATCCCAATTCATTAATTCCCCTCATTCCCAAAGTAATGAAGATATTATACTATTTTATTCCATGTTTTGTAAGACTCTTCTTCTAATCTCTTCTTTTTCCTCAGCTGACAATCCTAGAATAACAGGATCAACCACAGGACCAACCGCACAATGACAATTTACTCGCTCTTTTGGTGTGAGCTGTGTATCTCTCGGAAACATACACCGCTCTCCGCTGCCCGGTATCTGAAATTCCTCATCGAGTGGAATGATCGTGCCGTCAAGCTGCACATGACTTTCTCTCGACTGGTTCTTTTTCCCGCCGCTGTGCTTCCACTTCTTCCCCGTTACTGCTGGGGATTGGACGTAGGATTCATGTTGAGCGGCTGAAGAAGCGGTCAACACTTCAGTGACAGCTGTCACACGTGCGCGCTTCCGGCTGAATTCAGGAAGGTCCTTCAGCTCCAGTTCAATCTCTTGAATAGAGCGGCCTTCTTTTATCCCCTCTTTCAGCGTTTGTTCTATGGCTGCATGAGTATTCAGCTTCATCAGCTGCGCCAACTCCTGCGACCATGATTCAATCCACTGTTCAGTTTTCTAAGAAAGCACCTTAAAAGGAATATCTGCATCGATGGAATGCATGATCTTCTCGGCTAACTGCGTGACGGTAAGAGTCAGAAAGACAGCAGTTTCTTTTCCAAACAGCTCCGCAAATTCATCAGCTGCAAACAAGTCATTTTGGAAGAACGCTAGAATTGATTCTAACGTCTCTGAATCGTCCTTGGATATAAAACAAAACCATTCAGAGCATTTAAAAACGTCCTGCGTTGCAATCTGAACAATTTAGCGGTGATTTTCTCGTATTCTTCTATCAAAGAAGGAATGTCTTTTAATTCAGGGAAATCTGCTACAGCTGCTTCAAGTTCCTTGACCTCATCTTCCTCCGCTTTTTGCACAAAGGTATTGATGTTTTTTATCAGCTTATCAATCTTGCTCATTTGCGGATCTCCTCTAGTTCATCCCTAAGGTCTTTAAGGATCGATACCAATTCATTCTGAGAACCTGCTGACTTCTGAAACACCGTATCAAGTAAGCTAGTTGATGCCTTTGGCTTCGCCTCAATTGGTCGGTGATATTCTTCCTCTGGCCATTCTTCTAAAGTTTTTCCTAGAATACGGCCAGCCAGATCACGAAGGTCATTCGGTGAAACCGCTCCTGCTTGAATAAACGGTGTAAGAACCTTAGCAATTTCGAGCGGATCACGAAAGTCAGGACCATTTAATATAAGTCGTCCATGCCAGAGATCGAGATCAGGAAGAAAGAGTGTGTTGAACTTGCCAGTGATGATCATTCTTTCGGCTGAAATACCTGCTCTTCCGTTGTCTTTCGAGCGGTATCTGCTGTAGCCTTGTTATAATCCTTTGATTCGCCTGTGTAGATCGGCGGCAGACGGAAAGAAGAACGTATCTTGTTTCTCGTCTTCTCGTCGTATTCAAGAAACAGCGCATCCTCCTGAAGAATCTCGGCCAGTGATTTTATTTCAACTTTCACAGGTGCAGGGTCTTCGTCATTGCTTACTTCGTCCTTTTTCTTTTTAGGAATTCCTTCGACTTCAAGCAAAAGAAACTTATGTGCATTGTCTGAACCTTCAATGCCGTTCATGTACTCTTGCAGCTGCTGATAGGAAGACTCAGACAGCATTCCATTTTCCACTGTAATAGCTGCCGGCACATGCCGACCTTGTTTAAAGTACAGATAGTTCAGTTCTTCTGCCTTGCGTGCTCCGTACATATTGACGATGTTACCAATCCAGCGAGGAACACCATATGTACCGCTGCCGCTCTGCTTGAAGTCCAATAACACCAAAAACCTTGAAAGGTATTAAGCCATTCAAGGTTTTTTTGTATAATCTCATTAAAAATGAACTAATTTGAATTCATTTTTGAAAGGAAATCTTGAAGAACTAATTTTACTGGTGAATTCGCAGTAGTAGCCAACACATTATTTACACGTTCTAAAATTTGAGGATGCTCCAATATCAATTTTTTGCCTTCCTCAATTGGAAAACTTCTCAATGTATCAATACAGATCTCAAATAGTTCTTTATCATTAGTATTCAACAAATCCATTAAAATTTTCAACTCATATTCATTGCACTCATTATCCAGACAATACGCAATTTTCCGCTGCCACTCTATTGGCTTATTGCGCACCTGATTTGATAATTCTTCCCAATCGTTCAGGCTAAAATCCGAGAGAATCTCACTAGCAATCAAACACCCGTCGTCATACCACGAATCTACCGTTGTATCAGCAGATAAAAGATTATCTAATTCCTTAAACACATTTAATACCTCCATTTAAATTAAAATCCTGATGGGCGTAAAGCATTTTCTGTACCTGTCGGATACCCGCTAGTTACATCTTTCCCCACTTTAATCACATCAATTTCTACACCATCAATACGTGCTCTATGCCAAGTTGCTCTATCTCTTAATCTTGATGAAATAGCTGCTGTATCTCCAACGTCGGTAATACTTTTGAGAATTTTCTCATCCTTCCAAGAATCAGGAAAGAGCGTGCTTTTTTTAATCTTAGAGATATTTCCATCAGAAAACTGTTTTGTAAATACAACATTTTTTGTACCATCCGCATTTGTTGATAATACTTCAACTGCAAATTTTTCATTATCATTATTAATTCTAGGCGAATGTCCACCTATTAACTGATTTTTGGGGACCTTCCGTTGTCCTTCTAGAATCTTAGCTTCAATTTCTGGACTAATTACAGTTCTTCTAGCAGAATGTCCACCTGCACCCTGAATTCCCACCTTTCCATGAAACCCTTTCGCCCCAAACGGCAAAAGCATTCCAAGCGCCGCATTCATACTCGCCTCCTGCTGTTCTTTCGAGATCTTATTCCCAAACATATCTCTACCAGTAATCGCTTCGCTGAAGCCGTTGGTGGCGGTGAGGCCATATAAGCCTTTTTGAGATATTTTTAAGGCATCAAAGGACTTTTGGGACGTCTTGTAGATGTCGACTGCCCTAACTGCGGCTGATGTGGCTTGGGTGGTTTTATAGACGGCTTTTCCGCCTTTGAAAATACGTCCTGCCCAACCGACGATTGGGATGTAGCCTGCTGCTGCCATGCCGCCTGCGGCGACTCGTTGGCCTGCGGTGAGTTCTTCTCCTGTGATCGGATCGACACCTGTTGCGGCACGTTTTGCATCGTTCACGCCTGTCAGTTCATTGACGATATTTCCTCCGTAATC